CCTTGTAGGTGGAACACTGTCAGCACCCGTGTCTTCCTTAACGGAGTCGGCGTTTTCCTTGTTACCTAACTGAATTGAGAACTTGCACTTGTCTACCATAGAGCAGTCTTTCATACACTCAATGTGCTTATCCATCTCAGCACACGATGTCGGCCCGAACTCCCACTCGTCTATCTTCGCTTGAGTTTCTTCGTACGTGTAACCCTTGTACCCTTTACTCCACTCATGAATTATCTGTTCGCCATTTTCACAGTGTTTAACTACGCCTATTGCTCTGTGCCAATGAGGCTCTGCTATGTCGCCTTTCTTATCTCGGAACTCGCGGATTGCGTTACAGTGTTCAGCTATTATGTTAGCGTCAGCAGTAGGGTAGTCTCCTATAGCCGCCGCAAACGGGTTGGACGACTTGGATTTGTCGTAACTATTAGTTGGTGCAGGTTGTACGTTGTTTTCCTTTATATATCCTTGGAGTTTGTCTCGTATAGTATCTGCTGAGTACTGTTTACCTAGTTTAACTAACTTAACCTCTATCGGTGGATTAGTCTTTCTGTTGTGAGTACCTACGGGGCGGAGTATACGAGCACTGTCCATGTCGACGGCTCTGTCAGCTTTAATCTTTAGATGAGTCGTGACGTCACGTTTAAGCGACGACAGTTCTTTCCAAACCTCAGAGTCTATGTCTTTATCTAAGGAGAAGTAACAGTGATAACCACCGCCGGAAGACGTTATAGTTGGTGTTAACTTAAGTACCTTCGCCAACCGTACTATATCCGCAAGTGCCTCATCCCTCGTTTGGTATTTGTTCTTGTCGTTTGCGCCCACGTCGAAGTCATCGTACAAAGAACGACAAGCGACTACATTCTCTTGAGTCCTTATTCGTTTCTTTTTCTTACGTTCGTCAGAGTACCAATCGCCAAATGAGTTTACCGCGAAGTAAACTGTTTCGCCTTGGTCGTCGAAGAACTCAGCGGCTTGTGCCGCTTGTTCAGACGTACTGTACTTCTTGTACTTAAACCAAACATTACCTTTTTCGTTCGGTGTGGCTATTGCTATTATTTTGTTTCCGGTATCCGGTAGCACTAGCTTTAAAAATTGTTGAGTCCCCATTTCCCACCTAATCTGTTTTTTGTAGAAGTCCAATTTGGACTTTCTGTAAAGCATAAAAAACCGGGGTTCTCCCCGGTTACATTGCAGGTTAGACTAGTCGTCGAAGTCTAAACCGTCCAGCGCTTCGTCTACGTCGTCAACTTCCTCAGCAACTTTTACGTCTTTGATGGCTACCTTCTTCTGCTTCTTGAAGTCAAACGTAGGCTCGAAGTTATCACCGCCACCTTCTTCTTCGTTGTATTCTACTAGTTCAACTACTTGAACGGCTTGCAACTCAAGTGACGTGTTTTGTTTACCGTCTCGAGTCCAAGTGTGTGCTGAACACTGAATGTTACATAGAGAACCATTACCGATAAGTTCTTTAAACGGGTTGCCGTAGATGTCTACAACAACTACCGGACGCTTTGGTTTACCATCAACACCGAACGTAGTAGACTTCTTCAACTTAACTTGGCGAAGTCCTTCTTCCAACACTAGGTCGTGCTCTTGGTTGCGTTTGAACTTAGGGAATAAACCGGTTCCCTTGTACTCGTCTGCTTGCACATCAGATAGGATTGCTTGCACAGTCCAATTGCTAGTACCTTCACCTTGGTAAGGTGGCTCCGAGTTGTCCTCTTGGAGTTTCGCCCAATTTACCTTTACGTTTTCAAACGCATACTTAGCTATTTCATTAGCCATATTATTTCTCCTTTTTTAACATTAATCATCAAAATCTAAATTGTCTAAAGCTTCCTCTATGTCGTCATAGTCTTCCACTTTAGCAGTCTTAGGTTTTTCTACTTTCTTTACAACTTCCGTCTTAGGTTTAACCTCAACCGGCGCTTTCTCAGCCTTTTGTTCTTTAGGGGCAATCGCAAAACCCCCTACGTTATCAATAGGAGAATCAGACACACCCGTTATACTGTCTATGTCTGACTTCTCTGTCTTAATTAGTTCGTCTACTACTTTAAGTTCGTCTTCTTCAATGAAGCGAACCGCTTTAAATGTCAACGACGGGTAATCCACCTCGGGGTTAAACCCTAACTGAGTTACCACGTACTTCGGGTCTACACCTCTCTTGGATAACTGAGCACCATAGTTACCTAGTGTCTTAAGCGCAGTCGCTGTCACTTTAAGTAACATCGGGGAGTCCATTCCATCGGTAGTAGTTACGCACAATCTCATAGAATCTGAGCATGCTTTACCTTTACCACCTCTGTCAGTTATACGCGAACCCCATTGGTTATGAGGACAGATAGCACACTTCTTAGATTGAGGTGCATCCGCATGTTCTGATGGAGTACTTCCATTGTTTGAGTAGCACGATGGTTTACTGAAACCGCCGTCTTCAAACCCTTCGGCATAGTAGACCTTAGACTTGTTCGGGTTAGTAGACAATATCACAACGTCTAGCGTTGTTTCACTTAATAGGTTTCTGTAGTTACCTTGCTCGATGTTGAACGCACCGCCTTTAATAGATAGGGTCTTGAGTTCATTACTTCCACCTGCCGCCGCGAACGGATTACCTCCGCTGAACGTACCTTTAAGGTGCGCGGGTAACTCTTCTTTTAATGCAACCATAGCGCTCATCTATTTACGCCTAAAGTTGATGACTTGGGTTTCACTCCAATTAACACCGGGTGGTAGGTCGTTGTTCTCGTCTCTGTACTGTTCAATCGCGGTTTTACTAACGCGTCTTTCTAGCATTTCCCACGCATCGTCTTCTTTAATGAAGTCTAGTAGGCTATCCCAATCAGCAACTGTCGCCGATACTCTTGTGGAACGGTACGCTGTACCAACACCATTAGAAGATACGTTATCTATACCACGTTCATTGAAACGTTTTAAGAACTCCACCTCAATGTTGCTTTGTTTATCTTTATCTCCTGCGTCGTCTGCGTTGTAGTCCGCTTTTCTACGGGCTCTACGGTCGCGCAACGCTATGAACATTTTCAATAATGAAACGTCATCTAGTTCACTCGCTTTCGCCATTACTACTCTCCTTTTTATCTTCTAACCAAAAATTGATGTCTTCTTCATCCCAACGCAGTACCTTAGGCGATACCCGTATAGGTTGAGGGAAGCTGACTTCGCGTCTACGTAAAGAGGGTAACGCCCCCTTACTAATACCTAATTTTTCCGAAACTTCTTCGGGTGTAAGTAAGTTCATCTGAGTTCAAATCCTATCATATAAGTGCAAGAACGTACATATTATACTAAACATTATTCCATGTCAAGCGATATGTTCACCTCTATGTGCTTTTATTTCGTCGAGTAAAGCACCCTGCATTTTCTGCTTGTTCTTAAGCCTTTTGTATATACGTTTCTCGACTTTTGTACCCTCAAGCATGATGATAAAATTGTTCATTTTTTGCCCCGGTCTGTTAATACGACCATTGGCTTGCTCGAAAGTTTCGTTGGATGTAACACACGAGTACCAAATAATTGTACTCGCCGCCGTTAGCGTCAATCCATGGGACATAGCCGCTGGTTGAGCCACGATAACTTTTAAGTCCTTACCTTTTTGGAACTCCCCGAAGATGCGGTCACGCTCGTTCTTACTAACTCCACCGTATATAACTTCTACTGTGAAGTGTTTACTCAGTTCTTTTGCTACCATCTTAACTGAGGAAACATACGGTACAAACACAATGACTTTACCTTCTGCGGCACTGACAATGTCCTTCGTCTCTTGTATCCGTGGGTTAGATGGTATAGTTACTTCACTACCATCATCTGCGTAAACTACACCGCAAGCAATTTGGATTAACTTACCCATCTTAACTGCTTCGTTTACTGCGGTTATATCCCCACAGTCTGCTTGAGTCCTTAACCTATTAAGCATTTCGTTATACGCCTTGGTTTGCTCCTTGGTCAAACTAACCTGCCTTGTTTCGTACATCAGTGGGGGCAAATCCATACACTCGTCCCTAGTAAATCTAACGGACGGTTGCATAATCTCTTTGACTACATCCAACGCACCCTTTTTCGGAACCCATACAAAATGAGTTAGCTGACGCATGACTTGCATCTTAAATCTATTAAAGTAAGGGGGTACGTTATCGGGCACTAGAAGTTTGCACTGTGCCCAAGCGTCAGTAGGGGAGTTAGGTGTAGGCGTGCCGGTCATCCCCCAACATGCTCTAGAATGCTTGTGTTTGTTAATTACTTTGTTGAGTGTCTTCCACTTATCAGTTCCCGCATTACGGGCGCACTGAGCAATCTCGTCGACGATAATTAGATCGATGTCGTGTCGACTACGAAGTTCCTCCTCGATAATAGCCACACCATCGTGGTTAATGATGTACACGTCTACGTCTTGCGCAAGTAGTTTTAGCCTTCTTGTTCTTGTACCGTGCACTACCGCGAACGTTAAGTGTGGGAAGTGGTTGAACAGTTCGTCCGCCCAAGTTCTTTCCAATGTGGATAACGGTGCAATTACTAAAACCTTGTGCATCTTGCCTACGCTACGTAAGTAGTCGTACGCCCATAGCGACGCTAGTGACTTACCGGTTCCTAACTCACTTAGGTTAAACGCTCTCTTGTACATAGACAAAAAAGCGGCGGCTTCTAACTGAGCCTTGAACGGTTTAAACCTACCCGGCCACTCGTAGTAGTGTCTTATAGGTGATGGAGCGTCGTACCCCAAGTTGCGTAGTACCTTAGTTTCTTCAACCTTGTGAGGTACTGCTACTAGGGTTTTACCTTTTACTTTTATCGTCTTTGCTGACGTTATAACATTTAGTATCCTTTCGGGTTCTTTGACCTTAAGTACTAATACCTTCTTCTTTTTCCAAACTAACATTTTCCAACCCCTCGATTAACTTATCTAAATAGTGTTGTGCCTTATGTAGGTCTACAATACCGTTCTTATCTTTGTACCGGCATACGTACTTAACGACGTTGCCCTCTAAGTAACCAAGGTTGTTTGCGACTATGAAGTCCCAAGGCTGAATCTCAGTCTGGTAGTGTTTACCGCTGACCTGCCTATCGTTTGCTGACATTTACTTTCTCCCTTTTTTATACATCTCCGGGTTTTTCTTTCTCCACCCTCTATTTGTTTTCTGACTA